TCGGCTACACCAAGGTCGACGTCGCCACCGTGCTCGACGAGGCCCAGGCGCTGCTCTACCAGATCCTGCGCGTGCGCGAGATGCGCACCGAATACACCTTCAGCATGGCGGTCGGACAGGCGAGCATCGCTCTGCCCGCACGCTTCCTCGACCCTATCGGCAAGGTCTACGACACCACCAATGTCACCGACTACGATCAGGTGCTGCAGACCAGCCTGATGCAGGCGCGCTCCTACGACACCTCGCCGTCCGGCACCTTTGGTACCAACCCCTTCACCACCACCGCGGGCTCGGCGCTGGTGAGCTGTCAAATGGTCGCGCACGGCCTGACGCAGGATTCGGTGCTGATCGTCGGCAATGGCCCGACCGTCAACGGCATCGCCATGACCGGCGGCTTCCCGGTCACCTCGATCACCGATGCCAACAATTTCGTGGTCGACACGCAGGGCGATGGCGCCAGCGGCTCGGGCGCCGGCGGCGGTACCGGCGTGACGTGGACGGCCAACAAGCTGATCGATGGCTCGCCGTCGTGCTGGGGTGTGTGGGACGAGCAGATCAAGTTCGACACCGCGTTCGACCAGGCGGCGGTGTGCAAGCTGCCGTACTTCCGCCAGCCCTTGCTGCTGTCGGCCAGCAACCAGAGCAATTTCCTGACCAATCGTTATCCGAACCTGCTGCGCGTTGCCTGCCTCGCCTCGGCCGCGCAGTTCATGAAGGACGACGAGGAGTTCAACAAGAACGTGCAGGTGCTCACCAATCTCGCCAAATCGATCGCCTCCGCCGATGACCTCTCCTATCGCGGCGCAACCTTCGGAACGGACACTCCCTAATGGTCGCAGATACCTATTCGTCACGGGTCGGGCTCATCAAGCAGAGCACCGGCAACAACAACAACTCGTGGGGCGACACCTTCAATTCGTCGTTCGCCGATCTGCTCGACCGCGCGCTGTGGGGTATCGACAGCCATGCCGTGACCGGCGGCACGCTCGATCTTTCCACCGGCACGCTGCCGCCGTCCGGCCCGTCGCCGGTTGCCGGTGCGACCCAAGTGTTCACCGGCACGCTGACATCGACCGAGACCGTCACGTTCCCCTCGATCGCCGGCAAGTGGACCATCTTCAACAACACGTCCGGCGCCTTCTCGCTGCTGCTCAAGACCAGCGGCATGGCCACCCCGATCCAGATTCCGCAAGGCAAGTTTGTCGACGTCATCTGCGATGGCACGACGCTCTACCGGCAGGATCGTGACGTTGTCGGACGAGCTTACTTCTCGGCCGGTGGCACCACTCAGATCGGCGGCCTGGAGATGAACGGCGCCTCGCTGCTGCGGGCAGATTATCCGGATCTGTTTACGCAGATCGGGACGCTCTATGGCGCTCCTGACGGGACGCATTTCAGCCTGCCGAACCTCTACGATACCGGGCGCTTCATTCGCTCGCGCAGCGCTTCAGTCACCTATGGCACCTCGCAGTCCAATCAGAACGCCGCGCACACCCACACCATCACCGGCGCACCTGGCGCTGGAAGCTATGTGACGGACAGTCAGGGGGCGCACAGCCACACGGCAAACGTCACCGATCCGGGCCACTATCACGTTTATGCCATCAACACAAACCAGAACAATCTTTGGGGTGGTGGTTCGTTCGGCGGCTATGTCAACCAGACCACGACCAACACCAGCTCATCGACAACCGGAATCAGCGTTTCAATCGTCAGCGCCGGCGCGCATACCCACACCGTCACCGGATCGGGCAGCGTTGGCACGCTCGCGACCGCGTCTTCAGGCGGCACCGAAGCCCGCCCCGAAGCCATCGCCATGATTGCCTGCATCCTGTACTGATGTCGCAGATTCAGGAAGTCCCGATCAAGGCGCCGCCCGGCGTCATCAAGACCGACAGCTTGCGCGCGATCGAGGGGCGCTGGTCGGACACGACCAACATGCGCTTCGTCCATGGGCTGCCGCAGAAGATCGGCGGCTGGGTCAAGGGATACGCCACCCCGACCGACGGCACGCCGCGGACGCAGCACGCCTGGCGCGACCGCTCGTTCAATGCCTATTATGCTGTAAGCACCTACAAGAAGCTCTATGTCTACGATGCGAACGGCGCGCAGAACGACATCACGCCGTATCGATCGCAGGGAACGCTGGGCAACAATCCGTTTTCGGTGACCAACGGCTCCAATCTGGTCACGGTGACGCATGCCACCCATGGCTTGAGCGTCGGCGACCTCATCACGCTGGCAGGCTCAACCGCGGTTGGAGGCATCACGCCGAACGTGACGCAGGTGCCGGTCAACACCGTCATCGATGCCGACCACTACACCTATCTGTTCACCTCGAACGCAACCTCGACCGCGACGGGCGGCGGCGCGGCCGTCACCTACAAATACGAGATCCCAATCGGTGTCGAGCTCGGCGCCTATGGCTATGGCTGGGGTGTCGGTGGCTGGGGTCTCGGCACCTGGGGCACCGCGCGCTCGTCCTCCACCGTCTTCATCGAGCCGCGCGTCTGGTCGATGGATCATTTCGGCACGCTGCTGCTTGCGACCTACAACGGCGGCACGCTGTACCAGTTCGACCCAACGCAGGCGCAGCCGTGGCCGCGCGCGACGCTGGCTTCAAGCGATCCCGGCATGCCGACCAACATGCGCGCCATGTTCGTCACGCCGGAGCGCTTCGTCATGGCGCTGTGCGACGGCATGCAGGTGGCATGGCCGAGTCAGGGCACCATCAACGACTGGACGCCGACGCTGACGAATACGGCGAACATCCGCACCCTGACCGAGGGCACCAAGCTGGTCGCAGGGCGCGTGCTCACCGACTTCGTGTCGCTGGTCTGGACCGACGCCGCGCTCTATCGCTTCCAGTACACCGGCGCCACCTACATCTACGCCTCGTCGATGGTCGGTAAGGATTGCGGCCTGGTCGGGCCGAATGCCTGCATCACCATCTCCGGCGTCGCCTATTGGATGGGCCAGGACAATCTGTGGACCTACAATGGCGTCGTGCAGCCGATGGCCAATGTCGAGGACATTCGCAAGTGGCTGTTCGACCAGATCGACATCAATCTCGGCTATCAGTCGAACGCGATCTACTCGCCGAAGAACAACGAAATCTGGTTCTTCATTACACCGACCGGCCAGACCAACCCGACCACCGGTGTCATTTACTCGATCGATCAGCAGTGCTGGGCGCCATTGTATTTCGGCCGCTCCGGCGGGTCGCACTTCACGCAAGGCGACACCCGGCCCTACATGGGCGACGGTGCCACCAACTACATCTATCAGCACGAGAACGGCCTCGATGCCGATGGTGTCGCGCTGCCCTATTCGATGACGCTGGCGCCATACGGCCTCACCAAGGGCGGTCATTACTCGATCCTGTGCGAGTACATCGTCAACGACTTCAAGGACCAGATCGGCGACGTCACGCAGGTCACCACCGCCTATGACCGCATGGACGCGGCTGCAATCGACAGTTCCACCGACACCATAGCGGCATCCGATGCCGAGCCGATCGATGTGCGCGTGAGCGGGCGTTACATCGGCATTACCATGTCCGGATCGGCGCTCGGATGCTACGTCCGCCTCGGCCTGCCGGTCGCCTTCATCCGCCGCCTGGGAGACCGAAGTTGAGGAAGATCAGTCAGGTCACGCAAAACAAAATCGCGATGCTCTCGCCGGAGTTGCAGGCGATCTTTGACGAGATTTTCCGCGCCTCGAACGAGAACGACACGGTCGACATCGCCAACGCTTTCGACATTCCCGCAACCGGCACCTACACCGCAACGAGAACGCTCAATGTCACAGCCCCAACGCTTGCCAATGTCGTCGCCGTCCTTGCCACCCTCCTCGAAGACCTCCAGCGCGGCGGCACCAACCGCAACACCTGAGATCACGGTCCGCTTTGCCGAGACCGATCACGACGCGGTCGCGATCCATCGCTTCCTGCTCGTGGTGGCCGGTCCGGCGATGCGCTGCCCGGTCAACCCGGTCAAGAGCTTCGAGGAGGTGTGCCGGGTGATCGCCCAGGAGGCGGCCCTGATGGCCATTGCCGACGGCTTCCTCGTCGGCACGCTCGGTATCATCAAGCCGACATGGTGGTACGGCGATGGCGACTTCCTCACCGACCGCTGGCATTTCGTGCTGCCCGATCATCGCCACGGCGCGGTCGACAAGGCCCTGATGGAGGAGGCTTATCGGCTCGCCGGCGATGCCGGGCTGGAGTTCATCGACCAGGGCAAGATCCGCGAAAGGCGTGGAAAACTCCTGATGTTTCCGCGCGTCCACACCCCATCGGGTACCCTGTCGAATCACTTGAAGGATTGATCTGATGTGCTTTGGCCAGCAACAGACCGGGGAAAAGGTCACCACCTCGACGCCCAACCCGGCCGTGGCGGCCGCGGCCACCGGCAACATCGATTTCGTGAAGAACCTCCAGTCGCAGGGTTTCACGCCTTACAGCGGCCAGCAGGTCGCGGGCTTCTCGCCGCAGCAGCAGTCCTCGTTCGACATGACCAACGCCGTCGCCAACAACGGTACCGGCGATGCGGCCAAGTCCCTCATCAACCAGTATTCCGGCGCCCCGGCGCAGTCGGTCTCGGCCGACACCATCGCCAACAACATGACGCCGTACATGAACCAGTACGTCATGC